ACCGCACTTGCAACAGATGTTAGCACTCCCTATGGCACTGGATTTAATGTCATGGGTACAGGCTCAGCCACCCGAGGATATGGACAAACTACATTTGGCTCTACAAAAAATGTAGGTGATACTATCACAGCCAACGATTTTAACAACATTCGTTACGATCTTTTAAATGCTAGTGCTCATCAGAACGGTTCGGCTGCTGCACTTAGTCTAGCTGGCAATGTTGCAGGTGACATAATTAATTCTACAGACCCTAATGCATTTATTCCATATGCAGCCACAGTTGACAGTGATAGGTTTAATTGTCACAGTTCTAGAAAATCTACAGCGTCTGCTGGCGGCAATTCTAGAGCAAGTTCGTGGGTTAGTTCTGTATCTGCTATATACACTCTTAATTTTTCAAGTGCAGACCAAGCAAGATATTTTTGGAACGGTGGCGGGAAAATACGATTTGCTAGCTCAAGAACGGGCGGCGCAGCTTCAGCACAAAATGCTTCTTGGAGTAGTTTATTATCGTCTGCAGGCACTCAAGAATTTGGTGGTAGCAGTGTTTATGGATGGACTACTACTGATTCAAGTCTGTATTCTATATTTTCAAGTGCTCCGTATGCATCTAATACCTACAATATCAAAGCTAAAACTAATGTAAATAATTCTGCAGGAGCAGCCAGCATATTTTATTTTACATTAACTTGGGTTGACCCCTATGTTGACCCATCTCCCGGCGAACCCCCTGCACCGGAAGACATTGTAGACGGCACATTAGATTATTCAGTTGAAATTACTTTCCCTACAGGCGGCCACGCTCTTACTCCTAGCGGTACTTGGACCAGTTATACTTATTCTAGTGTTTCAGCAGGCGCAATAACAGGCGGATAATATTTTGGCCTCTTAGACTAGCTGGTAAATAAACAGCTATGTTTATTCGGAGATCAAATGGACGACAGATTATCTAAGGCTCTTGAGTTTGCCAATTATCGACAGACTCTAGCTATCCAGAGAAAAACCCTTAAAGAAAAAATTGCTGCAAAGCTAACCTACGGCCATGCCGGAGGTCTGTTCAAAATTAATCGTGAGCTCATTGTATTTGTGCAGATGCTGATTGATCAAGGCCGTACGGAAAATGTACCCTTTATTGATGAAAATGGAAATCCAGTACTCGTAGCTGACCTACAGATGTTCAAAGATGAAATCATAGACAGGTACTTTACTGCTACCTATGAATACTATGAAGATTACCAAAAGATCAAATCTAGTAGAACAGTTGAAAAGTTATTGGATCTATGACTCGGGGCGTACTGATATTCGCCCACAATAGCCCTGACATTGATTATGGCTTAATGGCCACAATTGCAGGTGGACTTGCCAAAAAGAATCTTGGCGTTCCTGTAAGTTTGGCAACAGATCTTGGAACACTGGATTGGCTGAGAGAGTCAGGCATATTGGTCAAGGCACAGGAAGTGTTTGATCAAATTATAGAAGTGGCTCGACCGTACACTAAGAATGTAAGAAATTTACACGATGGATTTGAAAGCAAGATTATTCCATTTATAAATTCAAATAGATACAGCGTGTGGGAACTTAGCCCCTACGATCAAACTCTATTAATAGACAGCGACTACCTAATTTTTTCTAATAAGTTAAATGAGTATTGGTCAGTAGATGCCCCTGTGATGATGGGACATAGCATGACAGACCTTACCGGAGAGCGTGGCAGTATTCTAGACAGCCGGGTAAGCGAAACAGGAGTACACATGTTCTGGGCAACAACAGTGATGTTTGACAAGAGTGCAGAAAGTGAATTCTTTTTTAAACTGGTAGACTTTGTCAAAGACAATTATATTTACTATGCAGATCTGTTTCGTTTTAATCCCAAGCAGTTTAGAAATGACATTGCCTTCAGTGTTGCTAAACACATCATGAATGGATTTGAAACTGAGTTTGCCTATACATTACCACCTATCCTTACTGTGTTTGACAAAGACATTTTACACAGTATTGACAACGATAGGCTGACATTCCTAGTCAGCCAACCCAATGATGTTGCAAGTTTTTGGGCTGCTACAACCAAGGGTACTGATGTTCATATTATGAATAAACAAAGCATAATCAGAAACGCCCATTGTCTTCTGGAGTTAATATGAACTTTGGATACCTAATATTTGTAGCGGCCCATCCCGACATAGACTATCTCAAGTTGGCCTACGCTCTAGCTCTAAGCATTAAAAATACACAAAAATTAGGCTATGATCGAGTAGCATTAGTGATCAATGACAAAACATCAGTTGATAGTTTAACTAGTCCGTGGGTATTCGACAAGGTTATAGAATGGCCTGAACAGAAATTTTGGGATGGCCGTTCGTGGATGGATGCTGTAACACCCTGGGAACACACAGTTTGCCTAGATGCAGACATGTTGTTCCTTAGAGATTACAGTCACTGGATTGATTACTTTGTGGAAAACACAGACCTATATGTGGCCAACCGTGTGTTTACATTTAGAGGTGAAGTTGTCACTAGTGATGTTTACCGCAAGGCATTTACCAAAAACGATTTGCCTAATCTGTATTCAATGTGGACATTCTTCAAAAAAGACAGTGGTAAAGAATTCTTTGAACTTGCCCGTCAGATCTTTATCAACCCACAAGAATTTAAAAACCTGTACCTAAGTAATCATGTTCCCAAAGTCATAGGCACAGATGAAGCGTTTGCTCTAGCGGCAAAGCTGCTGGACATTGACAGCGAAATGGCTTACCCTTTGGATTTTCCTAGAGTAGTACACCTCAAACCCCAGGTACAAAATTGGCCCTGGGATGCTGATCGTGTGACTGACCAAGTGGGATTTTATCTCAAAGGTGACGGCAGCTTAAAGATTGGAAATTATCAACAGACTGACATTGTTCATTATGTTGAAAAAGACATAATCACAGACGAACTTGTTAGTATGTTAGAGGAGATAGCATGGAAGAAAAACTAGACCTTGCTCCTTTTGACGAGTGGATAAAAACACTAGAAGTTTTGGAAGAAACTTATTTCTTTGAATTTGACCTTGACGGAAATGTCATAGCATTGCATCCAGGTCCAGTTGTTGATCATATCAAAAACAAAATACAGGTTGATCTCGATGTTGCATTAGGCATATATGAGCGCGGAGAAACGCTACGGCATTACAAAGTAGACGTGATCTCCGGTAGAGTTATAAAAGTAAATCTTGCTTCAATAACAGGTCTTACTAAAATAGACGATGTGTTACACAGAGTCGTTGATAAGAAATGGAGTAAGATTTCCAAACCTGATGTTAGCATAGAATACGATAGAACGGACACTCTGTTGACATTCAAGATCAATCCTTTGCTGAAAACCATAGAATGGCAAGGCGATCAGGACATGGTATTTTTAATAACAGAATACAATGATCCCAATGTGCTACAAGAAATGATCAGTTTTAATGTCAACGAACTGGTAAAGTATCCACAGAGATTTACGCTGGCATTGCCAGAAAAGTTTAGCATTTACACACGACGAATTTTTGACAAGTACACCTATGAAGACACTAGAGCTTGATATTGTTTTTTTAAGTTATGATGAGCCCAACGCTGATCAGCACTATGCTGACCTATGCAACAAGGTGCCCTGGGCCAAGCGTATTCACGGTGTAAAAGGCAGTGATGCCGCACACAAAGCCGCAGCAGAACTTAGCGAAACGGATTGGGTTATTACTGTTGATGCAGACAATATTGTTGACAATAGATTTTTTAATCTAGGATTTGATCCTGACAACAATGACATACAGGTCTACAGTTGGTTAGCTAGAAATCGTATCAATGGATTATTGTACGGCAATGGCGGCCTAAAAATATGGCGTAAAGATTTTATCCTTAACATGCGGAGTCACGAAGCCAGTGATAGTGATCGTGCGCAGGTAGACTTTTGTTGGGAAGCAGGATACAAACAGTTTGCTGAATGTTACAGCGAAACAGTTATTACAGGATCGCCATTTCAGGCGTGGAGAGCAGGATTTCGTGAAGGTGTTAAGATGACTCTGCTTGACGGTGTGCGTATTCCCGCTGACGAGATAAAAGAACGAGTGTGGTGGCATAATCTTCATAGACTAAAAGTATGGAGCACAGTTGGCGCACACGAAGAAAATGGACTATATGCTGTATATGGTGCAAGACTCGGGCAGTGGATGACTAATTGTACCCAATGGAACTATGTTGATGTGCGAGATTTTGAAATGTTAAAAGACATGTATTTTCAATATGGTAAGCCCTACGAAGACGACAAGGGTATTGGTCTAGTAGACGAAATTAAATCTCTAGGGGAACAAATTAAACGGGGAATGGGATTTGATTATCCTTATCTAGACTCAGCTCAAAGCAAATATACACTAGATCTTTATGAAGAAACAATTAAACTCACTAACACATACTTAAGATGATCTACGATATTTTTTATGTAAGCAAACAACAAATTGATGAACAAGATTGGCAGCAGTTTCGTCAACAATTTCCTCGCGCACAAAAAATTGAAAATGTAAAAACCATAGATGATATTAAGAAAAAATCATTTACAAAATTCTTTTGGCTGGTGTGGGATGATTTAATTGTAGCAGAAGATTTTGTATTTGATTATCGTGTAGAAAAATGGGATGAAGAATATATTCATGTATTTTTAAATCAATCTGTTAGAGACGGAATTTGTCTGTTTCCTAAATCAGCAACCATCATACAGAAAGAATTTGATCATAGATTTTATTTTAATAAAAAAGAATTAGATATTGTAGCAAGCAATCCTAAACCCTATGATGTTGTGTTTATCAGTTACGACGAACCTAATGCAGATGCTAATTACAAAAAGTTAAAATTAAAAAGACCAGATGCTAAAAGAGTACACGGTGTAAAAGGTATACACAATGCCCACATTGCCGCAGCAAAATTAGCTAGAACAGACATGTTTTGGGTGGTAGATGCGGATGCAGAATTAGTAGAAAATTTTAACTTTGAGACAATATATTTTCCACATTATGATGCCGGTAATCTTTTAGAAAAACACACAACTGTTTGGGTATGGAGAAGTAAAAATCCTGTTAATGGATTGATCTACGGTTACGGTGGTGTTAAGTTATTACCAACAACGCTTACTCTAGAAATGGATACTACTACAGCCGATATGACAACCAGTATCAGCAGTAAATTTAAAGCGGTAAGCAGGATCAGCAATGTTACAGTATTTAATACAGATGAGTTTAGCACCTGGCGCAGTGCTTTTAGAGAATGTGTTAAGCTAGCCAGTAGAGTTATTGATAACACCTACGATGAAGATACAGAAATGCGATTAATGGTTTGGTGTTCCACAGGAAGGAATAAACCATTTGGTGAATATGCTATTGCCGGCGCCAAAGCTGGAAAAGAATTTGGCAGCAAAAATGTAGGCAATCTAATAGAATTAATAAAAATAAATGATTTCGAATGGCTAAAGGAAAAATTCCATGAACACTGTAAACAGAATTAACAAATTTATTCCCATAATGAATGAAATTTCGCCTACATTCTGCATGGCCAAGTGGCATCACACCACTATATATTTGCAGACTGGAGAAACTCACAGTTGCTATCATCCCCGCCCTCACAAAATTCCTTTAGAAGAATTAGCTATTGATGCTAGCGCACTACACAATACCAGTCAAAAAAAGTTAGAAAGATTGGAAATGCTGAACGGCGGTAAGCCCAGTGGTTGCCAGTATTGTTGGAACATTGAAGAAATGGGCAGTGATTATGTTAGCGATCGTAAAGAACGTAACAGCACAATATACACTCCGGAAAGATTTGAAGAGATTAAAACAGGACCATGGGATCAAAATATTAATCCAGAATATATTGAAGTTAGTTTTGGTAATGAATGTAATTTTAAATGCGGCTACTGCCATCCCAAACACAGCAGCGCCTATCACAAAGAGATCAAAGACTTTGGGCCGTATGATATGGTCAAGAATCATCGCAACGATATCAACTGGTTTAAAGTCTACGAAGAAGATACCAATCCCTATGTAGAAGCATGGTGGCGCTGGTGGCCAGAAGTTAGTAAGACTCTAAACATATTGAGAATCACAGGCGGCGAACCTTTACTACAAAAAAGCACCTGGAAGTTATTAGACGACCTTGCCGAGAATCCTCTTCCTAATTTAGAACTAAACATCAATAGTAATCTAGGAGTCAAGCCGGTGCTTATAGAAAGATTAGTAGAAAAGATCAACAACCTTGTTGAAAACAAAAAAATTAAAAATTTTAAACTGTTTACCAGTATAGATACCTGGGGTTCAGCAGCTGAGTATATTAGAACAGGCCTAGACCTCGAAGTATGGGAAAATAATCTAGATGCATTTTTAACAAAGACCTCATTACCGATAACATTTATGGTTACTTTTAATGTATTAACAGTTACAAACTTCAAAAGCCTGTTAATGAAGATATTAAAATTGAGAACAAAGTATCAATTCGCCGAAGGCATTAACGGGCACAGAATACGCTTTGATACTCCTTACCTAAAAGAACCTTTGCAGTACGATATGAATATACTGCCAAAGGCAAGATTCATGCCGCATATGTATAATCATCTCAAATATATAAAAGAAAACATTGACGATTTAAGTAAAGATAAGTTTACAAATTTAGAATATGAGAAGTTTAGGAGAGTTGTTGACTATATGGAAACAACTGTATATTCTGAAGAAAAATTAAAAGAAGGCCGCAAAGATTTTTATAATTGGTTCACTGAATATGATCGCCGCCGCGGTACAAATTTTTCTATTACATTTCCTAGTCTAGCTGCCTTTTATAACTATTGTAAAGATGAGTAAGAAGATTAATTTAGCTTACGAATGGATTGGCCCTAACGGTCCATTGACAAATAATAGAATGCCTACTATTACTGATCTTATGACCGCATCAGTGGACTATCACTTTCCGCAAATAAAAGGCGACCTATTTCAGAAACCGCATTTTCATTCTAGGATAGTGGATTCTTGTATTGTGCCAACTTATAAACTTCCTCAAGAAACATTCTTGTATGAATTAAATTGGACTAACTTTCATTATAGAGATAATCTACACAACTTTCACAGTTCAGATGGATTATTTGATGACAATCAAATTGATAGTGAAGTGCTAAACAGGGTAAGAAACAAGACAGCTTATTTTCTAGTGACTCTGTTCTATGAAGGATATATGCATGATGAGTTTTTAAATCACTTATCGGATTACTTTACATCTAAGGGCCTACCACTAACACAGGTAATTTATATGACCAATTGTTATAACGGTCAAGCTGTGTATGAAGATTATTGTAAGCGTAATCACAAGTTACCTGAAATGCAAATGGAATATTTTCCTGTGTTTAGGATTGATCGTTGTAATGTTAAACAGGCAATTGCGGAGTCTTTAAAATCAACATACCAACCAGGACCCCGCAAAAAAACATTCCTATGTTTTAATAGACGATACAATGATCATAGATTGATGTTGTATTTGGCGATTGTACAATGTGGATTGATTGATCAGTGTTATTACAGCATGGATAAAACTCAGCCAGAAGCCAATAGATCCTTTGTTGAAAACTGCAAATATTTGTTAAGTAGATTCTCTGATATGGAATTAGACAGTACAGATGTGTTAGCTGCGGATAAATTGTTGCCTTTGGTATTAGACAATCCTAATTTTAGTAGATATCCTATGGAACATAGTGTTGATCCAGTTAAACATCTATATGACAATTCTCTAGTTAATATTGTTACCGAAACATACTTTTTTAATAACATCATTCACATAACTGAAAAGACCTACAAGCCTATTGCATTTATGCAGCCCTTTATATTGTTAGGTGCCGCCGGGAGTCTACGACATGTCAAGGATATGGGATTTAAAACATTTGGTGAATTTTGGGACGAAACCTACGATTTAGAGTTAGATGACAAGCAGCGTTTTAATAAGATAATGAAGGTAATAGAATCTATTGCCACTTGGACAGAACAACGACAAATAGAGTTTACTGTTAAAGTTAAGGATATCGTTGACTACAATGTCAATCATTTAAATACAATACAAGACATTGAAATAGATAATTTAGTGGAAAAATACGGGGTTTAATATGAAAAAAGTTTTGGTATGCGGTGCCGGCGGATTTATTGGCACACATCTAGTAACCAGCCTTAAGCAGCAAGGGTATTATGTTATAGGCGCAGACTTAAAATATCCATCGTTTAGTAAAACAGATGCTGACGAGTTTCACATTGTTGATCTTAGAAATCAAGATCATGTTGCTGGGGTTGTAACAGAAGGACTTTGGTGTATCTACCAACTTGCTGCTGACATGGGTGGCGCAGGCTTTATCAGCACAGGCGACAACGATGCTGACATCATGCATAATTCTGCTACAATTAATCTTAACATTCTAAATGAAATGGTTAAGAAAAAAGTGTTTAAAGTTTTTTATACCAGCAGCGCCTGTGTGTATCCTGAGTACAATCAATTAGACCCAGACAATCCTCTGTGCAGCGAAGAAAGTGCTTACCCCGCAGAACCAGACAGCGAGTATGGTTGGGAAAAACTATTCAGCGAACGTTTATATCTAAGTTATGCTAGAAACTATCATTTTACAGTTCGTATTGCTAGACTGCACAATGTATTTGGACCGCTGGGTTCATGGTGTGATGGCAGAGAAAAAGCACCAGCAGCACTATGCCGCAAAGTAATTGAAAGCACCGGCCAAGTAGAAGTTTGGGGACCCGGCAATCAAACTCGTAGTTTTATGTACATTGAAGAATGCATCGAAGGCATACACAAAATAGTCAACGGTGAAACACAAGGCCCAATTAACCTTGGCAGTGAGCGCATGATCAGTATTAATGATCTTGTAACATTGATAGCTAAGATTGCAGGCAAAGCCGTTACTATTAAAAACATTGCAGGCCCGCAAGGAGTAATGGGTCGCAACAGCCACAATAATTATATCAAAGGTGTATTAGGATGGGCTCCGGCTGATACACTAGAGTACGGACTAGAAAAAACCTATGCTTGGATCAAAAGCCAAAAGAAGATTTTTAGCAAAACTGGCAAAGTTTATGATTTAAAAGTAAACAAAAATATTGTGGCTCCTTTAACCGAGTGTGACTGTTCGCCCAACACCGTTTATTATTTCCATTATTATTACGATCTACACCAAGGTGTTGATCTATTGAACTGCATGGAAGATAAACATTGGGATCATCTACGAACAGATCCAACTGCTAAATTTGTCTACGAAAATTGCAACGAAACATTCACATATAAACTAGCACACAACATCAAACAGGCAATTGTTGAAAAAGACATCCATCCGGCAAAGTTTTACATAATTGTCATGGATGAAGTGCATAGAAAATTCCTAACTGATAGACTAATTGAATTAGCAGTCTACGGAGTTAATATCGGTGTGTTTAACGATCTACTGGCAAAGACGCAAGTACACGACAATCAAAATACTGAGCACAAGTTCAGTATGCTGAGTAGGAACTATCGCCCGTGGAGATTACATCTATATGCTGAACTAGCACAGCAAGATCTATTGAAAGATTTTAGATATAGTTTTTACAACATATTTCCCTACGGTGAGGTAAGACATTTTGACAAAAGCACAATGGTCAACGATCTAACAGCATTGAACTTTAAAATAGATTCCGCAGTAGACGCCTGGCTAGACCGTGTTCCGTATACACTAGATGTCAATGACAATGTCTTAAACAAATGGGGTGATGTAACCTATGATGCAATATTAAATGCAGATTTTCACATACTGGTAGAAACACATTACGATGTATCTTATTATGTAGATACCAGCAAGGGCAATTTGAGAGATCTAGCGCCAAGCAGTATAACAGAAAAAACCAATAAGCCTATTGCCTGCGGCAAACCCTTTATTGCGTTTTCTACAGCACACTTCTTAGAAGACTTTCGCAGTCTAGGATTCAAAACATTTAGTCCATACATAAACGAATTATATGATCTTGAAGAAAACAATCACAAAAGATTGTCTATGATAGTTGCAGAAATAAAAAGAATTGCGGAATTATCAAAAGATCAATATGACGAGCTGGTGTTTAATTGTCGTTTAATTGCAGCTAAAAACCGTGAAATATTGCTTTCTAAGAAAGACAATAAATCATACAATGCATCGTTTGAATTTTTAAGGAGTCATTTTGAGCCACAGTCAAATATACAAATTCTTTAATGAATTGAATCAGCATTACAATCCTGCCGAATTAGCAGTGAGTCATGCCGCGAGTTCTCCAGTTCCTTACACAATCATAGACAATTTTCTACCAGAAGAACTGTTCAACACCTTAAGTTTTGAAGTTGATTTCCTGCAGGAAAGCGATTGGACTGTGTTCAGCAACGGCACAAGTTATAGAAAAGAGTGCAGGAATTTTACTAGCACTCCTAGAATACAGTCAATGGCCTACAGCTTTCAGGGCAGTGTATTTCTCAACTGGATAGAACAGCTAACAGGGATGGAAAAACTAGTAGGTGATCCTCACTACCGAGGCGGCGGCATAACCCGTATGAGTAGAGGAAACAGCCTAGGTCTGCACAATGACTTCAATTGGAATGAACAGATTAGACTTACTCGTCGTGCCAATGTAATATTGTACATGAACCCTGTTTGGGAAGACAGTTGGGGCGGTGATTTAGAGTTCTGGGACTTTGACAAAACAGAATGCTTAGTTAAAATTGCACCTAAGCCCAACAGACTGGCCGTATGGAATTACAACGAACGACTGATACATGGACAACCATATCCATTGACCTGCCCCGACTCTGTGGCAAGACAAAATTTTATACAGTTCTATTACAGCAGTAACGCTACCCACGAAACAGTACCTCACCGCAGTCAATTCGTCTAATGGCAAACTTTCATCTTAACAGTCAACCCTATCTAGTTCAGTTGTCTTATAATCAAGACACTGATATGATATTAGAAATAGGCAGCGATCAAGATGAAGGATCAACTGCGTTCTTTAATGCACTGGCCTGTAATCACGAAATTCCTTTCTATACTGTGGATGTAGTGGATGTAGGACAACATAAATTTGCACATCTAGAAGAGATCGTTTGGCAAATAGCAGACAGTGGATCTAAATGGGCCAAAACTGTGTTGCCTACTCTGAACAAACAAATCAAAGTATTATATCTTGACAATTACGATTGGTGCAATCCCGGACCGTTTGCAGACACAATTAAATCTAGATATGCAGAACGAAATGTTATTTGGTCTAATATAAGCAGTCAAACAGAACACCTTGATCAAATGATTAATTGTCTACCTTATATGGCCGAGCAATCTCTAGTAGTCTGCGATGATACTCCCTTAGTTGAACATTCTGGTACATATACCGGCAAGTGTGGAGCTGTAGTTCCTTTATTGCTGGCTAGTAACTACACTATAGTGTATTCAGGCAATAACGGAGTTATTCTAGCAAGAAGAGTATAATGCTCTGCTATTTTGACAGTGACACTGAAGTTAATTTGAGTTACATAGATCAAATTAAAAATGTTAGATCTCTTGCAGAATTAAAAACTAGATTGTCCGCCTCTAGTGTAACCTATGTTACATCAAAAGAATACAATCAAATTGGCGTATACCCTATAGAAGTTAGCAAGATACCTAGTCTCTGGTGCGCTAAAACTCACGCAGACAGCAATAATATTTTATTGAATATCCCCAACAGAGTAATCAAAGCAGTCAAGCAGAAAAAAATTCGTATACTGATTATATCGATAATCGAGGGCGACAACTTTACATCAATAGATTTTGATGGATTTGCACATCTACACAATACTGTAACACTTTTGGGATTACCGTTACACAGTGTCTGTATTATTTCTGGAAATCTTAATGCCAGTCAACAATACACTCAGTGGTGTATTAAGAACAACAAGCAAGAATTAATAGAGTTTTTAGAAGGTATAGAATGGGATGGTAAGACATCACATCCCCCCAAGACGCCTGTAGTTATAAAAGATTACAGTTTACCTTTTAATAGTTTAAATCGTGCTCATAGAAATCACAGAACAGAACATTTATATTTTCTTGCTGAAAATAAGTTAACTGGATTAGTTAGTGGCGGCTCCTGGTTTTCTACACACACTATAGATACACCAATATACCAAACTGTAGATTACAATCATTACAAGTCTGTATTAACAGCTAACTATCCCAAGACTGTGGATGTAAAGGACCTAGTAAATCAAGTACCAAACTTAATTAACAATCTTGAAATATATGAAAATAGTCAACTGACAGTGGTAACTGAAAGTCATTTTGATCAAACTGGCGGATTGTTTATCACTGAGAAAACATTTAGGCCGTTGTTAGTAGGTCATCCCTTTATGATATTAGGACAAAAAGACACTCTAAAAAAACTAAGAAGTTGGGGATTTCAAACTGACTTTGATGGTATTGATCAAAGTTACGATGATGTTGCAGATGACGGTGAACGATTTACTCAGTTTCATCAATCATTAAGAACTTGGTACTTGCTAGATGCAGAAATTCGAAGAACTGCAATTTACAAGTGGGATAACATTATCCAACACAATTTTCAAAATTATAAAAAATTAAATTTTAAGAAAACTATGTTTGATAATGTTATCTTGAGTACGGAGCAGTATTTTAAAAAATGTTCTTAGAACTTTCTTGAATATCAGTTTTTAATCTTTCGATATCCATTTGAAAATCCATCTTTTTAATATCGTTACGATATTCTTGAAAAATATTTAACAGTTTGTCAGCAACTTCGTTAGATGTTGAATTAGCCAACTGCTCTTGTATATTTATTTCCCATATTCGACCGTCGGCAAATTCCAACCGCAATTGATTCAGATAGGCCACAGGCATGGTATTCATGTAGAGATCTTCAAAGATCTCGGGCCACTCACTAACCAAATGCCTTGGCGGTTTAAACAACGGTTTAGGCACCTTCGGTTTCTTTTACCGTTACTTTTTTCTTTGGTGGATCTAATGCATCTGCTTCTTTGCGTAGTCGAGCAGCTTCTTTATACATAGCATCTGCCTGACTGCGATAGCTCTTGGCAATATCAAAATCAGTAAGAACTTCGTTAGCAGCAGCCTGCGGCATTGCCGGAACAGCAGTTGCTTCACTGTTTGGTACAGCATTTTTCTTAGTTTCTTGCGTTTTCTTAGCCTGAGCATTAGCTTGAGCACCACTGACAAAGTTGCACAATTCATCAACAGCACAATTTCTTTGTTCTGCAATTAGAACATTTAACTGATCTAAAGGAACGGATGCATTAACAGTTGGAGTCATCAACACATTACTAGTAGGTACCTTTTGTAGTCTACCGTCTTGTTGCAATGCCGATAGCATTGGACGACCGTCTGGGAAATGACGGATAAACAACATCTCTCCAAACTCAAATGCTTCTTGTGCCTGATCAGTTTCGAGCATTTGCATAATTGCATCGTGGTATTCATCTTTAAGTTGATTAACCTGTATCACTAAAGCTGAGTCTGATTCACCTGGAAGAGTTCTAAACACCGTAATTACTTTAACTCCGGTATTTTTCATTCTTCCGATGTGTTTAACTGGATTGGCCATAATTATTCCTTTTTAGCGGTTACTGATTCTAGAAACAGCGACAGCTTGTTGTATACTTTGCCTACAGCTTCCATTTCAGCAGCCTTGAATGCTCCGCGTGAACTTGCAACATCGATAATACTGCGGATAGCAGCAAGGTCGTTGATATTTAAATCAGGTGCAGTT